TGTTAGTTCTTCGCCATCAAACCATCTTTGTACAAGTTTTATACTACCAAAATTACTGCCTCCGTTGGCACCTACATTTATAACATCGAGTCCTTGTTCTTCTAACAAGTATTGTAAATGTTTTTCTGGGGGAGGTAATGGTGGCCCGTAATAATTAGGATTAGCCCAACTATCACCGGCAATTAATATTGTCATGACTTGTCTGGATCTTTACCTAATACTTTTAATAATTCATTTCTATCGAGTATTGTGGCATTAACTTCTTCAGGGTCTGCGCCATCTTTTTTAGAACGTAAATCTAAATTTGCTTTTTTCAGCATGAGGTCTATTTGTTTTAGTTTACGAGTTGTTTTACTGTCCTTTGCTTCTAGTGCTATTTTGAGCATATTAGCGGCATTATTAAAAACTGGGCCTGCCGCCATGTCAGTCATGTTCATGCCTAGGCTCATGAGTTGCTCGTAACTGTCAACTGCTTGTTTAGCAATATCATCCATTTCAGTGTCATGGGCTTCCATGCCTCTAACTTCAGCAAGAGCATTATTAATTTTTTCGCTTATAGTAATTGCATCTTGAATTTCTTGCACTGTAACTGGATCAGTAGAAACTTCGTCAGATTCCATTTCGTCTAAGTGTGGTAGATTAAATTCTTCTTCTAATTTTCGTGTCATAATTGTATTTATTACTTGCGTTTTTTAGCAACACGTTTCTTAGGCTGACGTTTTTTCCTAGTTTGAAATATTTGGTCTTCATTTATAACTTTGAAACGTATGCCTTTACGCTCACACCATTCCTGTGCGGCTGTCCATTTAGCGGCATTAATTGCTGTTTGCGTTGCTTGACCTTGACTTCTAGCATTTTCTAAAGTGGTTTGATTTGCAGGTTTGATTTCTATTAATTCAACATGCTCTTTACCATCTTTATCTAAATACTGTATCATAAAATCAGGAACATAGTTTGCATAATTTCCTGTTAGTGGATGTCTATATGGAATTTTAATATTCTCACTAGCCCACTTTAATATGTTTGGGTGGTTATCACATAGTCGCATGAATGCCAATTCCCAACTGCTACGATAAAATGGAGCCTTGCCACCAACGTACTTTGTAGAATTCGCAACTGTATATGTGCCTTGAGCAAACTTGTTCATATTAATATTTATACTAAGGACGTATAAAAGTACTTGCAGGACTGTCTGAATTGTTTTTAGGCTTTACTAAACCAATTCTATTACCAATTGGTCTTAACAAATTCATTGCCTTGTAAGCATCTTGAGTGAATTGCAACGAAGAATCGTTGTTGTCAAAGTAAGTCAAAGGATGTACACCTTGGTCTTTTGATACTTTGATTAAAATTTGTGCCATCGCTTTAGCATTAGGTGGCTTGAACCCAATTTCTTGTAGTTTAGTGTAAACAACATCAAGTTGTTGTGGTTCTATATTGTCATCAACTATTAATTCTGCTAACAATGTTGCACTTGCTTCTGGTAAAGGAAAATTTATAGTGGCATTTTTTAAGTATGCTGTTAGCACACCTTGAGTGATTTCGTAGGATATTTCATTACCAAATGTTGTGTAAAGAGATGTACTCATTATGGTGTGGCTCCTCTAGTAGGAGTATTTTCTTCTGGTGGATCCTCTGCTTGATCTTCTGGAGCAATAACTGATCTCACAGCATCTACAGCACCACTAACGCCATTATTAACAGCATCAGGGTTTTGATCTAAGTATCTAATTGCACTTTGTCCTAAAGAACCTAATGCGGCATCTTTGATATCTGCACCAGTAATTGCCGCTGATAAACTTGCATCAAGTAAATCTCCAAACCAACTTTCGCCAAACAAGCCATCGGGTGCCGCATTATCTGGGAATGTTGCGGCTTGCCCATAAACTTGTACTAATGCATTATTATCTTCATCGCCTTCAGCATTGTTTTGTGCATCTGTTACTTCTTCCCCATCTGGTGCTGAATCGCCAGTTGTTTCTTCTGAGGCACCATCTGCTGTTGATTCGTCTTCTTCTACTGGTGGCGTATCTATTGCTTCTTCTTGCACACTTCTGGTTAACATTAGATCAGAATCATTAGGTGTTAAAAATTCTAAGTTTTGCTCTCCTAAGTGTCCAGAAGCAAAATTATCTTCCATAACAGGATCTAATTCATGTGCAGGACCTTTCATATTCTTTGCTGATGGGTCAAATCTATCGTTATCTTCAGCACCCAAGTCAAAGTTTGCAATACTGTGAACAGTGAATTTTTCGTATTGGAATTCTAATCCAAATTCAAATGCATTTGAATCAGCATAGTCCAAAGGTGATGGTGTGAATCGAACAAGATAAGGATTTATTAAACTGTATTGTATGCCTTTTCTACCATGGTACAAAACGTAATCTATACGTTCAAAGAATTGAGATGTTTTTTGTATGTTTAATCCATCTGAATTAGAATCAAACTTACCAGTAAATTTAGACATGCTAGAATCATCTGATTTTCCAAATGTGGAACCAGCAAAATCTGTGCCGCCAAATGATTTACCAGCACTACTACCACCAATATCTCTTCTAAATGGGCCGTCACCTTGTTCTTGGTTACGTGGATCCATGAAGTGATATGAAAAATATTTCATTAGTAGTGAAATCCATTCATTACCCACTGTATCATAAACCTGCATAGTCACAGGGTTATATTCTCTACCGGTGAGTTTTATTCTTTTTCTATTGAATGAATTCTTAATTTCTGTTTGAAAGTTTACACTAGGTAAGTCAGCAGTCTTTACCAGACTGCTGATTGTAGTACGATATTCGTTTATGTTTGCTGGGTCGCCATACAACGAGCCAAAAAATTCTCTGTTGAGAATAAAGTTGACATAACCCTGGAATTTTTGTCTAACAGGGTTAACATGGGGTCTAAATCTGTAAGCATTATGGAAGTCTTGAACATAAAATTTCTTACCACCAAGTTTGCCAGAGCCAAATAAACTCAAGACGTTAACCCCCTGTTATTATGATAATGGGCTAGGATCGTTTAGATCAACTGACGGGTTAAATGCTCCACCTAGAGGTCCTGTTACTAATCCATTAACGTCATTACTACCTTGATAATGTCCTGCGTTATCGTAACGAACCTGTAAAATAATTTGTACTGGATCATTTGCACTATAGTCACTATCACTGTAATCAACGTTTGTTAAGAAACAACCTTCTAAGAACCAAACTTCACTAGCACCTGCGTTAACGCCATCTAAGATTTCAATTTGCATATCAAACTTATAGTCGTTACCTGATGCTGGAGATGTTTGTTGGAAATGATTTAACTGACGTTGAACTTGGGCACCTACTATCTTAGAAACGCCATTTGAAATGTCGTCTCTTAAAGTGACAGTAACTTGCTCCCAGGCATGCTTACCTTGTACATATGACTTGGAGTTATAACTATCAATCATTACTTCTTCATATGTAATCTTTGGTCTAGTAACACTTTGCACATTTTGTGTAAAGATTCTTGACTCAGGCTCGCCACCAAAACCACCAAGCATTGCAACTCTAAAGCGATACTTTAGTTTAGGCATTAATATGCCGGAACCTGTAGAACCACTCAAAGGTACACCGAATTTGCTTCGGGTTTCTATTCTGTTAATTTCATCTGCCATTGTGTTCTCCTACGAACTTTAATTATATACGAATATTTATCATATTTGGGTCAAAATCATTAACTCTGTACTTAATTCAGCCAATAAAAAGGGCGGATAAACCGCCCTTTATCAAGTTATTGAATAACTTAGTTGGTTTGACCCAATGTGTTTTGTACACGAATCGGAATGTAAATAAACTCAACTGCTTTGACTGGCTGTATAGCAATGTCAATGTAAAGTTCATTTCTATCAATCCTTGCTGGTGTATTGTTTGAGCTATCACAAACTGTTACAAAGTCATATAGACCACGTTGTGATACAAGATTACCTAAGAATCTATCAACTAATACTTTAGCATTCTGACGTGTAATTTCATCGTTTGGTTCAAATAAGAATGGCTTAACTATATCGTCAAGTCTTTCTCTGAGATAAACAACCAATCTAGCCACGTTAACTCTATCCAATGCACTTGCAGAACCTGAAAGAGTTTTTTGACCAAATATAGCAAGTCCTCTACCTGGGAACTGTGCTATTGGGTTGATTCTATTAATGTATAGACCATCTCTTTGACCTTCACTTAGACTCACAGCCTTAAATTCGCCTGAATCTGGATCAATGTAACCTACGCCACTTGCATTACTTACAACACCACGTTGGAAACCAGCCGGTGCAAACCATGGGAAAGCAACCTGGTCGTTAAACGCAATAGTTCTTAATGCAATGTGTGATGCTGGAACAACAATGTCATTACCTGCTAAGTCACTTGTTTTACCATGTGGATAGTAAACAGCCGCATAATCAAAGTTTGAAACCAATCCATCTTCACCGTTTGAAGTAGCATTGTTTGCATTTGTTGCCCAAGCCGCTGTGCTTGTTGCGTCTGCTTTAAGTCTTAACGGAGCATCAGCAATAACAAATGCTGTTTCTTTTCTGTTTCCGCTTAAACTTACCATCTCATCCATAAGCTCTGGATAACCAGGACATGCAATCAAGTTAAATCTATTAGACTCATTTCTGATATCTTGATTAGAATTAATTACTGCTTGTAATCCTTTAACAACTGCTCTTCTTTGTGCTTTTCTAAGCAAGTAAGGTGAACCGTCATCTTTATTACCACTGTAATCTACCCATCTGTTACCAATTAATGTATTACCTACTTTGTGAGCAAGAGTCCATTGCTTGACGTTACCGCCTGAGAATCTCTTGTTCCATCCTAGGATATCATATGGATAAAGACTTGCTTGAGGAGCGTCTGCATCTAATGTTGCTGATCCAGGTGCTTCTCTGAAGTCTGCGAATACAATACCATCACCGCTGTCTTGATCTGAACTATCAACAAGTACCCAAGCACCGCTTGATCTCTTGTAAATACGTGGATAGTTTTCTAAGTCAGCACTGCTGATCCATAAATCGCCATCTACTAATGCACTTGTGCCATCTCTTTGTACACTTGGTTCACTAGCCGCAATGTTAACATCATATGGATAAGTAGCCCAAGTACCTGCATTGTTATATAAAATATCAATAGAGGAATTACTTACTGAACTATCGTACCATAATGTACCATTTGCTAAACTACCTGTGATTTCATTTGCACTTGCAGTAAATGTAGGTATTTCCCAATTACTGTAATGAGCGTCAAATCCTAATTCTGTTAATGGGTTAAATCCATTACCTAAAGAACCGTTTTGGATTCTAATATCTTTACCGCCGCTTACTGTAATTGCAATACGTCCTGCAACGTTAGCAACTGATAATAAGTCTGAACCTGTTTGAGCTGGAGTTGCAACACTAATAGCATCTTGGATACCTGTGATAACATCACTAAGTGTTAAGTTACCATCTGAATCGCTGTCTTTACCAAATAATGTAACAGGAATCACGCCGTTTACTGAACCGTTTACAACGTCGTTGTCGTTTACAACAATTTCAAATGCTGTAGAACCACTTACGTGTTGTGTTGCGGACCATGTTTGACCTGATAGTGATGCTGAAGTGTCAGCAACTAAGTTACTTGCACCATTGTGTCTCTTAATTGAGATGTTAGCAACTTCTTTGTCGTAATCAACCCAAATATCTCCTGCTTTTACAGAAGGATAAGCACCATATGCTTCATATGAATTAACTTTTCCAACAATATTTTCTGAAACAAATTGTCCTGCTGATGCGTCATATCTTTTCAAAATAACATCTGAACCGTTATTTTGCTTTGATAGTTGTAGGAATAAGTCACCTACTGACAATGCACCACCGCCACTTTGAACAGTTGGAATAGTTGTGTGAGGACCAACTTGGAAATCATGTGAGCTTCCAAATGTGCCGTTGTTGTCAATTAACAACCATGCACTTGAAATCTTTTGATAAAGTTTAATGCCTGTTGTTACTGTTGCGCCTGTATTGCCTACAAAGACAACACAATATTGACCGTTTTGTCCAAATGATGTTAAAGGTACGTTAGAACCGTCAACGTCATTTGCACCAGGAATCAATACTGATTGTTTAACCCAGCCAGTACCTGCTCCGCCCCATCTCTTAAGACCCCAAACTGTGTCATCTGAATCTAACCAGTATGAACCGTTTGATGGTTTTGCAGTTGGTGCCGCGGCACTTGGATTTAATGCGTCTAAATCAACATCCGCTCTTAGAACGTATGCTCTATTAGCGATGCCTAAAAAACTATAAGCGGCTTGAAGACCGTATTCATTACGCTCGTCGCCGTGTAGAGGAGTTCCCCCTAATGTTTTGAAACTTGGATTACCATAGTTAGAAAGTAATTCTCTTTGACTAGTGATAAGTTTTACGTTTCCTGCTACTGCATCCGTTGTAAACGCCGCAGTACCGCCTGCTGGTGAAGGCTTATCTTTGGCTGTTGCAATAACAACTAAAGGCACCGTTCCTGTTCCAGCAGTAGCATAAAAACTTTCATTACTGAGTTCTATACTAACACCTGGTGATACTAATTCTGCCATAATATTCTCCCAATTTAATGTTAAATGGTTATTACTATTTATGAAAAATAGCAAATATTATGGTGTTTTAGATAGTATTGGGTGGTATTAAGTGGTATTAGGTGGTATTAAACTGACTTTAGATGCCTAAATTCGCCGGTGTCCCAGTCTCTTATGTCGTCAACTTGCTTTTCTAAGTCTTCTAAACTACCATCGTTCTTAATAATGTAGTCTACTGGATAGCCTGCCCAATTCCATTCACTCTCATGAACGTCTTTGTATGTGGTTTCCATTAAGCGTCTGCTAACAACATTAGTGCTTGCCTTAGATGCTGTTTCAAACCACTCAGGTAACTCACCACGTTGTACCCAAATAATTTTTCCGTCCATGCCTTTGATGAGATCTAGTTCGTTTGTAAAACGTGCATCACTGATTACAGTACACGGTGCAGTTTTTTCAAGTTGCATTATTCTGTATTCTAAACTGCTTAACCAAATATCCTCATGGAAATGGTTACGCATAACTTCAGTACCCATTAATTGTAATGCTAAACGTGGTGTAAAATTAGGCACACCTAGTCTATTGCTCCAATATAAATCTGGTGTTTCGCGAAAGTCTCTGCTTTCAACGGTATCACCTTCGACTAAATCTCTAGGCCAACCAAAAACTGTAGAACACATATCTTTAAGGGGTGCGGCAAAACTATCTTGCCTACAACCTCTTTCTACAAACATTTTTGCTACTGTGTCTTTGCCACTGCCTATGAAACCAACAATGCCTATAATCATATTTTAACCTATTACAAATCCTAACGGAATATTACCTTCTTCCATATTGTGTAGACTTTGGAGTAATCCTTCTATTTCAGTTGCACCTTCTGTTTTTAATGTGTCACCATTTAACTGAATTGCACCACCTGCACCAGGAAGGCCACCTGTATATTTACTTCTTGCCTCACCAAGTATCATTTTAGATTGAGCAAGAGCATATGAACCAAGCCAATTACTTGCATATACATCGCCTAATAAAATGTTCTCTGGAATAAAATTATACACACCTACAGCAATTTCTTCATCTGTTTTTACGTTACGTAAAATTTTCAATTGCTTAGTGTTTCTGTTCCAGATAAAATTGTATTCACTACCAAATATTCTACCAATGGTTTCTTTGTATTGAGAGAATGCATCAAATGTTGCAAGTCCACCTATTTGGCCTGCATTTAACAGATACATATTATTGAATGCCACATCAAAAGGATCAAAATTAACACCTGAACCTGAACTACTACCAACACCTCTACGGTACAAACGTCTAACTTCTTGTACTTCGTTAGGCAACGTATAGTCCTGTGTGTCAGGTTGTGTCTGTAAAAACATTATGCTTTCTTCAACACTGCCTGCACTGAGTTGTCTGTAACGTGCTATTGCTTTATCTACAGCAACGTCATAGTGTTCTCGGTCAAGTTCTACATCAACTATACCGTCTGCAAGACGCAATCTAATTTCTGAAATTAAATCGTCTCTACTTGAATATCCTATTTGATCTTTTGGCATAACACTATTTATCACTTTTTAAGGCTAGAATGCCTTGAGAATGATTATATGGTTGTTGATTCTACCATTTAATTTAGTGTCAGTGGTTTTGATCTCATCAAATGCTTTTTGATATTTTGTTTTAGCATTGCCCTTAAACAATTTTAATTGCTCTGCTGGTTTACGCAAAGTTTTCTGTAAACTTTTACCTTCATCAAATTGTTGTATAGTTGTGCCTTTAACATTGAGGCCCATGTGTAGTCCACCTACTTTGTATATACCTATTTTTCTGTTCTTGGTATTGAATACCCATATCTCTGTGGCGTCAACAATTTCTGTAGGATTAATACTTGCAATGCCTAGTTCAGGACAATTCAATTGATACTTCAATTTAGACACAAGTTTTTCTTTGCTAACTGCTTTAGGCTTACGTGGCTTACGTTTTGCTTTACCTGTTTCAATAAAAGTATCACATGCAGAATTAATTTTTTCTAAGAATGTCATATATGCTTTACGCATCTTGGGAGTTGTAAAACTATATGCTTCTTTGATTTCCTCATCCTTCCAAGTTATCAATTCTTGTGCTTCATCTAAATGACCCTGAAACTCTTCTTTGATAATTTTTGCATGATTAGGTTTAACAACGCCGCCATCGAATGCTCTCATCTCAGTATATGGATCAAACTTTTTGAGATCGAAGTTACCTTCTTCCTGATCCATTAACTGATCAATATAACCTTCCCAATTACCACAGAGGTCCTCTACCTGGCCTTTCATACGTTCTTGTATGCTGATTACTTTTTTAGGTTTTTCCTCTGCCTTCTTTTGTTTCTCTTCTATAATTTCTTCTGCTTTATCTACTAGCATAGGAAGTTTATTGATTAGATGTTTTTTAACATCAGGGTGCATGTACCCTTGAGTCTTTGTCCAGATGAATGTGTGTTTAGCAAAACTTCTAAACCAAACATCGGGTACTTTTTTAAGTTTCTTGATTAGTTCCTTATCGAGACCGCTGTCCTTATCAAGCCAACTACCTACTGTGGCATCGGCTTTCTTGTCAGGGATTTCATAATGAACAAAATACTCAAACTTACGATACAGAGTAGTCTTCTCCTCGTCAGTCTTAGCATTGTTGATACTGAGCCAATCTGGTTCAGGCATCAAGTATAAATTTTTCTTTGTGGGTCGTTTAGCCATATATGTCGTTTCTACATGTGTAAAAGTTAATTATACACGTATTTTATTTTGTGTCAACAACTATATATCAAATTTTTGGTTATTTGCCCCTGCTAAACTTCGTATTGTTGTTAAAAGGCAGATCATTTGCAATAATGTCCTTCCAAATTTCTATGGTTCTGTCTAAGCCTTCGTCTATTTCAACAGTTGGTTTCCAGCCAGTTCTCTCGGTTAACTTAGCAGGTGAACTGTTTAACAAAAAGATTTCTCCATCACGTACAGGCTTGGTATCCCAATATACTGTTCCGTTCCAACCTAACTTATCTGCTATTAGTTGAACATAGTCCTTGATCTTAATTGCATTGTCTGGACCTAAACAAAATATTTCTCCAGCAACTTTTTCTGGATTACGTATTACAGTTTCCCAAGCATCAAGTAAATCTTCAATGAAAATAAAGTTTCTGTAAGGCTCGCCGTAGCCCAAATTGATTTCATTTGGGTTGGTTAGCATTTGATAAATGATTTGCTCAGTAACAAAAAAGTTATTGTCACGTCTACCATAAGAGTTCGTTTGTCTAATAATAGTGTAAGGTAAATTGTAACACCTACCTGCATACTCTAAATATTTTTCACAGCCATATTTTGCAACTGCATAGGGAGCATTAGGATTTGGAGGAGTTTCCTCAGTGAATGCCCAAATATCTTCTGGTACTTCGTTACCATCTCTGATTAAATCACTAATAGGTTGCCAGCCATACACTTCCATTGTACTTGCAAACACAAAGTTTTTGAGATTAGTCAACTCTCTACAACTCTCAATTAAGTTCACTGTGCCTACATAATTAATCTCACTAAATGTAATTTGCTCGTAGAAACTTTGTTCGACTTCTGTTCTGGCGGCTAAGTGAATAATAAGATCAGGATCAACACGTTTGAGTTGATTTTTAACTGCTACATGGTCTCTGAGATCGTGCTCAAGAGTAAATATTTCGTGCTCAGATTCTAGTCGTTTTGTCATGTGCGAGCCGATAAAGCCATCTGCACCAGTAATAAAAATTTTCATATATGATCCTGTGTGTTGTATATAGAACTATTTATAGACTCTACAACTTTCAATAGCATACTTTCGATTAAAAATTTTCTGATAAATAGTAGTATGCCAAGACTAAGTTTATGGAATCCAGTAAAGAAAAACGACTACAAATTTATAGATAGAATTGTAGGCGAGCATATCCATGCGGGTGGCACTGGAGTTCATGTACACAAATATTTAGGAGTTCATGCTGAAAATGATGGCAAGGATCCTACAAGGCCTAGTAGTGCAGATAATAACTCAGAAGTTTTTATACAGGACTTATTATTCTTAGAGAATAGAGACCGTAAATATAGTAAAGACATATTTGAATTACGTGGGCAATACAACATTCAAGACAATGATTTTGATCTAACACAGTTTGGTGCTTTTTTAGCAAACGACACACTGTTTATGAACTTCCATATTGAAAGTATGGTAGAGGCAGTTGGACGTAAACTAATGCCAGGTGATGTGTTAGAACTCCCTCATTTACGTGATGATTTGTTATTAGGCAGTGAAGAAGCAATCGACAGATATTATGTTGTTCAAGAAGGCTCAAGGCCTGCTGAAGGATATGATCCAGGTTGGTGGCCTCATTTGTGGAGAGTTAAACTTGGTCCAATAAGCGACAGTCAAGAATACAGAGATATACTTGGTACTGGTGAAGAAGAAGGCGATCTAAGAACATTAATTAGTACGTATCAAAATGAGATACAAGTTAATGATGCTATATTAGAGCAGGCTAATAATGATGTACCATATGATCCTCAGTATAGAGAGACTGCACATTTATATTATGATGAATCTGTCAAAGATAAACCAGCAGTAGGTGTTGGTACTTGGGCAGGTGGGGACGCACCGAATGGAATCAGTGTAGTCGGAAGTGGAGAAAAATTTCCTACAAGTGGCATTAACGATGGAGACTATTTCTTAAGAACCGATTTCCAACCAAATAGGTTATTTAAGAAAAAGGGTACACGTTGGATTAGAATATCAGATGATAATCAAAGTCAATGGGCCGCGGCGAATAAAATTCTCACTTCATTTATTAACAACGACAACTTTAGTGTTGCAAATGATGGCGAGGTAACTGAAGAGAAAACTAATCTCAGTAAAGTTGTAAAGCCAAGGACGGATGATTAAAATGTTTAGCAAGTTATTTAAGGATACAAAAATGGATAGAGAAGCAGTATTTGAACAATTAAAAATTGATGAAGGAGTAGTGTATGAAATCTACAACGATCACCTCGGTTACGCCACGTTTGGAGTTGGTCACCTTGTCCTCGAAAGTGACCCGGAACATGGACAACCAACAGGAACTTCAGTATCGGAGCAAAGAGTTAAGGAGTGTTTCGAGAACGACCTTAACACTGCCATCGGAGAGTGTGACGCTCTATACGAAGGAGGGGAATTTAACGACCTACCAGACGAAGTCCAGCAGATCTTGGTCAATATGATGTTCAATATGGGACGAACAAGACTAAGTAAGTTTAAGAAAATGCATGCCGCAATTTTAGAAGGTGACTGGAAAACAGCCGCCATGGAAGGTAGAGACAGTAGATGGCACAAACAAGTAACAAACAGAGCCGAGAGACTAATGGTCAGGCTCGAGAACGTATAACAGATAGAGCGTTCAAAATACTAGAACAAGGCAACCCCAAAGGTTGGTTTTGGTGTTCTGACAGACGTGATTACTACAGATATCATGACTGGATGGAAGGAACAGGAATAGGAAAAAATGGCAGGTAAGAACCTAGATTATTGGTACGATGAACAGATAAAACGTTATCTAATTCAACTTGTCAGAATTTTCTCCAATTTCAAAGTTAGAGAAAACACTGATAAAGGTACCAACTATAATCGTGTGCCTGCAAGGTACGGCGACATTAGTAGAATGGTTGCACATATACTGCGTAACAATTCAGAGAACACAGTAAACAGTGCGCCAATGATAACTGTCAGCATTGGCAGTATAGCCGTTGCCAGAGAAAGAGCTCAAGACCCATACTTAATGGACACACAACAAGTTGCCGAAAGAGAATGGGACAGAGAAAACAATATGTATACAAGTGAGCAAGGAAACTTGTATACAACTAAAAGGTACATGCCAGTGCCATACAACTTATCTATTAATGTTGATATATGGACAACTAATACTGATACTAAATTACAATTACTAGAACAAATTATGGTATTGTTTAATCCAAGTATTCAATTACAATCAAACAGCAATCCATTAGATTGGAGCAACGTGTTTGAAGTTGAAATGACTGACATAAACTTTAGCAGTAGAAGTCTTCCTGCAGGAGTAGACGAGCAACTTGATATAGCAACATTAACATTTGATGTTCCTATTTGGATCTCTCCTCCAGCAAAAGTACAAAGACAAAAGATTATACAAAAGATTATTGCTGATATACACAAAGTAAGTGACATAGATTCTCTAGGAATTACAGATGATTCATACTATGATTTCTTTGAGAACTTTGATGAAACAGGGCAAGTGGTAATAACTCCAAACGATTATAAACTACAAGTTGCAAACGGTGGTGTAAAACTTATCACAATACAAGGCCAACCAGTTAAGTGGAATGACTTAATAGAAATGCAAGGCGAACTAAAAGCAACAAGCAGACTTGAATTAAATTTATCAAACGACATGGATGACATATCTCAATTAGTTATTGGTACTGTTGTTGCTAATCCACTTGATGAAACATCATTGATTTTTAATATAGACAGCGACACATTGCCGTCGAATACACTCAGTGATATTACAAAAATTATTAATCCTCAATCATCTAGACCCAGTAACGGTTTAGACCCACAAGCATTAGGGCAAAGGTATTTGATTACAGAAAATATAGTGCCTACGTTTGCAGAATGGGGTAGTATTAATGCAAGTGCAAATGACATAATAGAGTACGACGGTAACCAATGGAGCATAGTATTTGACAGTAGCAATGTTAGCGATCTTGCTTATGTAACTAATTCATATACTGATGCACAATACAAATGGACTAAAGCAACTGGCTGGATAAGTAGTTGGGAAGGTGAATACAACGGTGGTTACTGGAGACTTATTTTATGATCAAAGCCGCTGGCGTATTGTTTCTAACAAAAGACACAGGTCGATGCCTACTACAACTAAGAAACAGTGACAAACGTTATAAAAATACGTGGGGATTTTTTGGCGGTATAATAGAACAAGGCGAAACACCATTTGAATGTTTACAACGAGAACTAACTGAAGAAATAGGCTTTATGCCTCAATTAGAAAAATTAAATCCTATAGATGTATATCAAAGTAGAGACAAGAATTTTTTATATTATAGTTTTGTTGCAGTTGTAGAGAAAGAATTTTCTCCTACACTCAACAGAGAAAGTGCAGGCTATGCCTGGGTAGACATAGGGCAATGGCCTAGACCGCTCCATCAAGGAGCAAAGATCACACTTGGTACAAACGGCGGAACAGATAAACTGCATACTATATTAGACATTCACACAGATTAAATAATGATTTACTGGAGTAATGGTGTCAAGTGTTATTGATTTCATATGCATACGCATACAAGCAGAATTAGATAAGTTTGAAAAAACAAAAACGCTACCTCATGACCTTTTAGATGGTATTTGGTCTATAGATGATATAGAAAAATGCAAACCTCACATGTCAATTGCATATCAAAAACGTGCTGAAAAGTTAATAAAAGAATACTCCCAGAACATGCACAAAGACTTAGCATCTCTCAGAGAGTCTTTGAAAAAAGAATACGGCCAAGGATTAAAAAATTCTAGAACTAGATCACAAGAATTTATTTTTCCAAACATAATGAAAAAGTATCGAACTGATATAAATCCTATACGTGCAATATATTACGAAACAAGAAATATGGTGCGTAGATATAATCCTGATGATTATAATCATCAATGGCTTGCAGAATTAGTAACAGACAAAGCATTTAATAATGCAATGCTTGATGCGTTAGAGCATGACATAAAACGTATAGAAAAAATACTTAAAAGATACTACTGGCCTTTGTTAAAATTAAACGAAAAGCAAATTCCATTAGAACTATTTCATGCAAGGCAACACATTAAAGATGCCAGATACTATTATGAATTTTTCCTAAACATGCAAGATTGGATGCCTGACGAATAATCATAAATATTATTATGAAGGGCAGTAATATAATTCTGATTGCTGACATGATAGAAGAAAAACTCCGTAAAGAAAAAGAGTTGGACTTTTACGAAGCCGAATTAAAGAAGTTATTGTTGCGTATGAGTATGGTAAGACAAGAAATCTCAGTAACTGAAACTATTATTAATATGATTCAGAAAGACGAGATTCCTAACTTATTAGCCAACCTCGAAAGATACGAACTAGATATAGAATAACTTATTTGGTGGTTGCAATAAAGATACCGTTCCAATCAGCGGGGAGGTCCTGTGTTTTTTGATATTCGCAACGATCAATCCACATATCGTAGTAGCCTATCATTCTACCATCAAAATGTGTCTTTAACAATTCACACATTTTAATTGCTTTATCAAAATTTTGATTTCTATAATGCTTATGCATATCGGCATGCATTTCTCTAGACTTAGCATGTTTGCTTGGCTTGTAATCAAGTACAGTGTAAATTTCTATGCCAACACTTTTACCTTTAACTGCCAAGTCATCTACTTTCAAATAAAAGAAATCATTTTTAGTTTTGTGATATGTGCTACCGCCTACCAATAAGAGGCATCCATACTCTTTACACTTAGACTCAATTCGTGCGGCAGTTGATACAGCATCTCCAAGTACATCATAACTATGTCTGCTTGTAGAACCCATCTCACCGAGATAACCAACGCCAGTGTTAATGCCAGCCCCCATACCAATTGGAGGTCTTCCCTCTGCTGTGATCTTATCATTAAATTTCTCCACTGCTCTCAGCATATCCAAACCGGTTTGCACTGCTGAATGTTCATGCTTTGCATCGTCGTTTGGTGCATTGTGTATATGCATACTTGCATCACCTATGTACTTGATAATCATACCGTCTGCATCAAGTACAGGTTGTGTGATAGCATCCATATATCCATTCATTAGTTTTGTGAGTCCTTGTACATCATCTCCAAAACTTTCACCTAATGGTGTGAAGCCACGCAAGTCTGAGAAGCATATTGATATCTCTCGCTTCATGCCTTCTTTGATCAGTGCAGGATTTTCTTGTAGCATACGCACAACTGTGGGTGAACAATATCCTGCAAACTGCTTTTCTATTTCTTGTCTGAGTTTGAATTGTATCCAGAAGTTATTAAAACTTGCATGAGTAAAGATTAGGAATGCACTTATTGCTGGAAAAGTTGCATCAAATAAAACTAAATTTGCTGTGTAAGAATTTACACTGTAGTATACAATTCCGCCTATAATAGTAACCGTAGTTACCAGTCCTGCCCATATAGGCAACTTATATATTGCTAAAGCAATCAATACCATACTCAACAACGCACACAGAAGCTCTGTAAGCGACGATAATTCAGATCTGGTAATGTTACTCCCGTCTATAAAATTCTGTAGCATGTGTGCTTGTATGTGCTGTGGTAGTATGTTGCCTCTCGGAGTGGGAACCGGATTAGCAACACCTTCTGCACTTACTCCCACTATCACGAACTTTCCACCTAAGTCAGGCAGTTTACTCGCATCTGTATATTCGTATTCTTCAAATGTATTGTTGAAGCGAATATAGGCAGTTCCATCTGTCTGTGTAACTATGGGATCGAAAGGTGGTACTGCAAATTCTTGTACACCTATCTCTGATGTCTTTAACATATAACTTGGCTTTTGTGTATATGCTCTCAACATCTCAATAGCAAAAGAAGGATATATTTTACCCTCTACTCCAATTGCTAAAGGATATGTTCTTGTTTGATTATCTGGTTGTGGGGCACTTGCTATTACTCCTATACCGTCAGCCGACTGTTCGAGCTCTGAAATATTTATGACGAGATTTGGCCAACTTAGCAAGAAGTCTGTCGCTTTCGAAGGGCCTATTGTGGCTGTGCCAATGTGAGGGCCTGAACTCCTCACCCCTTTGGCAGACGGGGTCTGGCTTAAAACGACTCCATTCTCGTTTATCCAACTCGATAAAATCGGGTCGCCTCCAAACCTGTCCGGTTCCGAAAACATAATATTCAGCCCTATAATGCCCCCATTCATCGTTCTCAAATCGCTTATCAGTTGAGCAAAATTCTGTCTCGGCCATGGCCATTGTCCCCATTGTTGTAAGCTCTTTTCGCCTATGTTTATTACTACAACTTCGTCGCTTTGTTTAACTTCATCTAATTGTTGGTAGTAATCGAATGTCTGTGAACGCAGACTTTGAACTGGCGTAGGGTCAGCAACTCGTAATGCTGTCAGTAGTAATATAGATATTGCTACGGCATAGCCGCTGTACAACCATTTCATAGTAATATTTATCGTATGCTTCAGTCAACAAAAGCACGTTCGAGCATGAAGTCTCCCATCTCACCTGTGTTGCCTTCTTGGAAACCTAATTTAGAAAACATGTCTCTGCACTCTCTATTCAGGTCTGGCGAACCGCATACCATTACAGCATCTAACTCTTTACTAAGATTTCTATTCAGTGTAGGTTCAATGTGATTCCAAAATCTGCCTTGTCGAAAATATTTTTCTCTGGTAACAGAGGGTATGTATGTAAAAGGCATCATTCCTTCTATCTCATCTAATGAATTTTTGTGTGTGATTTCTGCAACTTCTCTTACAGTATGAAACAGATACACATTTTCAAATCTACTATATGTCTCTGGATCTTTAGCAATGCTTAAAAAGGGTGCTATGCCGGTTCCAGTTGACAACATAATTAAATTTTGTTTTGGTGTAAGATAATCACATACTAGACTGCCTGTACACTTTGGCTTTAATAATATATCGTTGCCTGGCTGTATGTGTTGTAATCTACTTGTTAATGGACCATCGGATACTTTAATACTGAGAAACTCTAGATAATCATCGTAACAAGTACTCACTAAACTGTATGCTCTATAAATTGGACGTGGTTCAGCATCTAAACCAATCATAGCAAATTCGCCATTCTTGAATCTAAATGATTTATTTCTGGTAGTTTTGAATGAGAAAAGTCGATCACTATAGTGATTTACTTCTAAGACTTTTTCTGTTAGCATGAATCTATTTATAGATAGTTATCGCAGATTGCAACGTCTTTCGGCTTTACTGATAAGCCTAAAATTATTATTCACAACAAATCCACCTAGTAGCAAAGGTGCCACTAGTTCGGCTCTGGTAATGTTATCCCATCCTATTGCACTGTATGTAGGAAACAAAATTACACCTTTTAATAATGCCATTTCACCTACTGTAGGTATTTCAGGCAATAATGGATTTGCTTCTTTAATACAATCATATTTTACACCTTCATATGTACTGTATATGTCTGCTAGTTGCAAACCCCAAAACAACATCCACATCCAGTTGTCTGCAGGTTCACTCCAATAATTATTTGGAATATATGCTTCCATTAGGAATTCACGTTGTTCAGGCAATACAATTGGTGGAACACCATAAACTTGATCTATGACTTCTTGGCTGTAAGGGGCATGCCAGCCATTTTGTATACTATGTATTTGTAATGGCGTTAATTTAGCAGTTGCACTTAAAGAAAAAAGCGACAACAAAATAAATGCTATCGCTTTCAACATTATTCGCACTCCTGAGGATTCTCGGTGCAATATTTTTTAATTTGCTGTATTAACATTTTAATATCACTCCCGTTAGTTGCCTTACTCTCTTTGCGAGGAGAGATCAGGCTTAGTCCTTTTTTGGGTCTTGAAGTTCGTCTGTTTGTTTATCGACTTCTGTTTCTACAGTTTCGATAACTCCACTTGCCGCTTCGGCCGCAGTGTTAGCAATACTAGACGCATCTTCTAAAACTGCTTGACTTACAGTCGAAACAGCATTAACAGAACCGTCTATTACGCCTGTCGTGAACTCTTTTCCTCCTTCAATTACTGCACCAACTGATGCACAACTTACAAAGAAGAACAGACCTGCGAACATAGAAAATATATTCTTCATATTTTCTCCAGTTTTTAGGTTAACCAAGGTAGATAATTATCTACCACCGATGAAGATCAACGTATCTTCAAGTATATTTATACAATAACACATTCTTTATGCTGTGTAATAAGGGCCAACTTGCTTACATTGGAAACTGATTGTGTAGCCTGGTTGTGCATATTCTTTATGTTCTAACCAGTAATCAAGCCCGTGTTGTTGCAAATGTCTATCATACTTAGGGTCAAACTTAAATGCAACACAATGCCAATCTTGAACAAATGTTCTGACTATTTTTGTATTAAGAATTTCGCCTGATGACGTACTTAGTATTAATACCAATGCGGCTTCTGTGTAGCCCATGTCATGAAAACTTCTTTTGGAGCCATTTGAAAACGGCGTATATTGATAGTCCGTAAAAGGCTAACACACTCATTGGTAGTGCTATGTAGGCCAATTCCCACGGACTGAGGAATAGTATTTCCCAGGTAAAGTTTGCAACGGCTTCTGCATCACCTAATGGTTGCAGTTCAAGCATTTCTGAATCCATTTCAACACCTGCTTCTTCCATCATAACAATGAGTTCATCGTATGATTCAGTGTCTAAACAGATTTCAAATTCTTCTGGACAATTTCCGTCGCCGCCGTAATCCATTAGTTGCTACCATTTACTGTTACTGAACACCCTGCTGTGTTATAACATACACCTGTTATACTATAACTACCTGCTTGACTTGTAACATTTTGTGTTAAGTTGAGGGTGTAAGCACCAGTGCCATATGTTAAATCTATGGCCGCTGTTGCGGCATTACTGCCTCGTTGATTAACATCAACACTATGTCCATCGCCATCTAACACAATGTCTGCCCATTTGACACCACCGTTACCACGTTGATATAAATCCACAGTGTTACTATCACCGGTTATTTCTATGAAGCCATCGTGTCCTGCTTTGCCCATTTGTGTATGGTCTACATTATTACTATCACCTGTAATGATATTTGCTAGGTGATGTCCTGCTCCGCCACTGCCTCTGTTGGTGTCTGTTTGATAACTTGCTAACACATTGTTATCTCCAGTCACTGTCCAGTATGCTTCATGGTCTCCTGTTTCGTCAACATCAGTTGTACCATCAGCATGTTTGCCTTGCCACACTTTGAGATTGTTACTGTCTGAATTAGAGCCTAATAAAACATAAACATGGTTGTCGTCTTGCCCGTTGCCCTGATAAGTATCTATGTTGTTGTAAGTGCCAGTAAATACTTCAAGGTAAGCATAATGACTGTCTCCTGCTTGATAAAGTTGAATAGCATTATTAGTGTGACTATTACTTCCACCTGCTTCTAACCAAGCATAGTTATTATCACCTATTACATCTGCTTGTAATGAAACTGAATTACCGTGAGCATCTAAAAATAAATCATTGGAATTACCGTCGATGTCTCCTCTTACATTTTGACTACTACCACTTGACCAAAGGCCCACATCGTTAAGGTTGCCTACCATGTCAATGTCAAGACTTAAACTGGCACCATTTAGACTGGCGGCTCCAGTTAGTTGTAAATTTTTTACTGTGTTGCCGTAACCTTGTTGTAGAATATTGAGATCTAAGTTATTACCTGCTTGATTAATGAGGATAGTGTTATCCGCATTTGCTTTTGTAGGTATTAATAAAAACATGCCTAATATAATATACCCCAATACTAAAAGAGGGGTATCTTTTGGTTTCATGTTGTTTAGTTTTTTATCTATGTTCATATTAACCTTGTGACTGTCTTATGTATATATTTATGCTACTACAATCGTTAACACAAATAATGTTACTACGGTTTTCTATATCTGTTTCTATTCTTGCACTACTGCCAATTGGAACCTTAACACTAATTTTACCATTAACATCTCTTAAAAACCAAATTTGTCCACCACTGTCTATAATAGTATTAAACTGTGTCTTAGGATCAAATCCAGGATTGAGTGTTCCTGTGATAATATCTTTTCCCACACGTTCGCTTGATGCTGACAAACGGTCTTTGCCTAATTCATCTACATCTTCTATTAATTCTAGTAAATCCTGTAAAAAATCTACTCCCAAATAATCAATGTCTAGTTCAGTAAATTCTAATGAAACATCGTCTGAGTTATCATCTAATAAATTTTCTTCTAAAAAATCTACATCTAAATCATTAAATGCAAGATAATCTATGCCTCGTTTTTCTGCTTGTTGTTGTTCTTCTGCTTCTGTTATTTGTACTGGTTCACTTACAATAAACATATTGTCTATTTGATTAATATCTAAGTTTGTTAATGTAACTGGCCTAGTAGGCTCTTGTTCAAATGTTGTAACCATAACTGCTTGATATGCTTCTGTTAGAAATACTTGGCCGCCATCATTAGTAACACTTATACTGCCTGAAGGTTTACATCCTTCTTCAAGTTTAACTCTATCGTTGCAGTTTTCGTCTGGTAACAGTATAACAAGGCTCCTACCTAACTCGTCTACTGTTGTTGTAAAATCTGTACCCCTAACGCCAATAGTGGCAGTGGGTGTTTGTATTTGAATATTTTCTCTTGGTACTAATCCTAATCCACCTGTGGCAAATCTTGCTGTGCCTTGTGCAAAATTTAATGCCATTCTGCTTTTACTTGGATTGGGATCGTAGACATACTCGTTAATTTCTATTAACGTATGCTCAGTCATACTGACTTGTGTCTCGTCTATAAACTGTATCTTTAGCCTACCATTTGTTGTTTCAACGTTATCCATACTAACAATGCCAGTATCAATTGTTGCTGAAAGTTGTTCACCGGTAGTACGTTCTATACTGCCCGGTGAACCGCTTTGTTCAAAAATGTCGCCGATAGACTCTCCGGCTACAAATGGTGCCGAAAACAGAAGAGCTACGAGTACACTAATCTTTTTGTGTAATCGTAACTGTTGCGTTTTCACTGTCTATATTCAAATCCATATGACTATAACATGATGATGTACCTGTTGGGCAAGTACCAGAACTTTGAATTAAATCAAAGTCGCCGCCACTACCGTCGTGTACTACTTTCATGTATTGATATGTTCCATCAGTTTGACTAGTAACAAAGTTGTTGCTATCGCCTGTAATATCAAAATTCCAAGTAGAATCATCTACTTCAATATCGATATCCCACACATTGCTGTCACCAAGTATTGTTAGGTCAAAGTCCAATCTTTCTGCACTTGCCGCACTACCTAGGTCAAAATCAAATGTGTTTGAGTCGCCTGTAACATCTACTAGGATATCACCAGAATCTGCAGATCCTGTACTACCTATTAAAATATCCCACACGTTGCTGTCGCCAGTAAAAGTCCAGTCGTATGTACTGCTGTCTGCAGTAATTGCACCAAAAAACTTATTACTATTACCAACTTGGTCGAGGTTTATATTTAATGATGAGCCATTGATATCTAAATCAGATCCTTGTGTTGAATCACCTGATATTTTGTTACCATAACCTTGTTGTAAAATGACTAATGTTAATGTATCACCTGCTTGGTCAAGCAAGATCTCATTATCTGTTGCACTTTGTGACAATGCAACTCCACTAAACATTAAACCTGCTGTCATAACTAATGCTGACAATTTATTCTTCAACATTGTTTCCTCCTGAGTTTGTAGTATCGTTGAGATCAATCAAGTCAATGTTTTCAATATTTTCAATGAAAACCTCATCTTTAATTTCCCAATATCCTCTCTGATCGCCTTGTTCTATGAGAGCAAGAACTGCCGCTTCTACTGCACTTCTTACTGCCCAAGTAACACTTTCATTTGAGGTGATACCTGTTTCTAACTCTAATAATTTTGTATCCATATCAAGGAAACGAAAAACGTCTCCTCCCATGCCTACACTCAAAATTGTCTTGTATGTCTGTACATTGAGAATAATTTCGCCGGTAAGTACGCTCACTGCTCTAAGACTAATTACTATACTATCTCGTCTATATTGTGAACTACCACCAATACCTAAGTACCTTGCTCCATTACCTCCTGTTTCTATGTTGCTGTCATAACCTACTATACCACCTTCAAGTAAAATTCCTGCAAACAACATAGGTTGTAAATCAGGTGCCTCACCGCCGGCTTTTCTAACATCATCTCTTGTACTTCGAATAATCTGCCTTTCTCGTACAAGATTGTCAAGACCCAGACCTCTTTCCACGACTCGAAACCAAGTACCGTTACCAGTATCTTTGGCTCCTGCCGCCTTAAGAGCATCTATTAATAATGCTTTTGCCCCTTGCGTTACCGCTGTAGAAAATAAAGCAATATTATCACGTTGCTTTCGCTGACCGGTTAAATCAGCAAACTCATACACAGCAACCACTGGCATAATTTCTGCTGGTGGAAGTTGTCTGAGCTTCGCGTATGTTGGGAGTTCAACTTGCCCTGGCTCTTCAATGCACTCCATGGCCGAGTCCCAACACCACTCTCCCGTAAGGGAATTCTGTGGTAATGCTAAAGATGCACATCCTGTAAAAAGTAAACACATTGCTGTAATACATGCAATTTTCGTGCCCCTTTTTACTGCGTCTTTAACACCCGTAAACGCATCATAAAAATTTAAGTGTGGGATTTCCCACACTGATCGACTATTGTTAGCCACCGATTGCTACTCCTACTGGAATATCAATAGTGGTTGTCGAACCTTCTGCGTCTACTATTGTTAATCTAATTATTTCTATACCATCTTCACCCATAAGTCTTTCATACGTTACAGTGTTACCTTCGATGGTAAAGATGCCGTAATCGGCACCCTCTTCATTACCAAACATCTGATCTACTAATTGTCTAGATATCTGACTATAAATTCTGCTTTCTAAGTTTCTCAAAAACTTGTTTAATGTTGAGTTTTCTTCTTCACGTTGCTGACGTAATAGTTCTGCCTCAATATCATCTCTAATTTTGTCCTTGCGACTTTTTTGTTGATTCTCAATAGTTAAATAATGTGCGCCTGTGCCAACGCCGCTAAAACTTGGATTCTTAAATTTATGAACTAGTTCATCGGCTAATGCCAACGGACTCATAACCAACAATCCTAATAAAACACCAAACGAGAATGCTTTGAATAAATCACTTCCGGACCAAATACGTGGACCAATTTGTTTTTTTAATAACTCATAATCTTTACTGTTCATTGTCTGTCTCCTTGTGCTTTTTTAGAGTGTCTTGATCTTTTGCGTCTTTGACAAGTTGCTCTTTAGCACGGTACTCTAATACAACATTAACTTTTTGTTGTAACCTAATTAAATCCTGATCTAACATTCTTGTTTGATCTATAACTCTTATTAATGCCATATGCATTTCTTCAAGTTGTGGATTAATGTGTTCTCCTATAAACCACCAAACATAATATATAAAGTAACCTAGTCCAACCATCATGACTATGGGAAAGCCATAATCATTAATCAGAGAGGACACACTGGAAATTTCCATTATGACTCCCGTGGATTTATATGAGTAATATCCAGTAAATTAACTTTTTTTAATGTTACCTCTTGGGTAACAGGGTCTACAAATGACATAAAGCCATCGCCGGGCTTAATATTGAGATACTTAGCCTCTAGTTCTGGAATAGTTATGGACTCATCTTTCTTGAGATGAATATAATATTCCGCAAATACCATTGCGATATCGCTATTGTTTGGTTTAATGCTTTGCATTAATCTCTCCTCGCATCTAATTTACCGTCTTCAATAAAATTTTCTGCTCGGGCAACTCTGTCTATGTCTGGTCTTAACTCTAATGCACTGCTTACTAACAAATCAATTTTCATCATCTCGTTACTCATAGTACGAGCACGATTTTCAAGACTGTTGCAAAAAATAGTTAGTGTTTTGATTTCTTCTACTATGCCTTGTAAAATTTGTTTGATTACAAGAAAGATAAAGAATCCCATTACAATACTACCAGCAATGGGGGCACCAACCTCTGCTATTAAGTTAAAAATTTCATTCATACGTGTAGCCACCTATTTGTTTCTGTTTATGGTGTTTATAAGTGTATGTGTCTCGGATAGAATTTTATTGTTCTAATTTATACCTACCCACATGTATTTATCAGTTTAGCCATAAAAAAACCTAGCACCGAAGTGCTAGGTTTATGCTTTCTAATCTAGTAGGTTATTTTTATTTTTACATCAAGTTAACAAGTACTTCGATGACTGCTTCGCCACCTTCACTTGAACCAATCGCCTTACCAATGATTCTACCTGGACCTGCATTATTGTCAACTTTTGCATGACCTTTAATGCTTGAACTTACTAGTAAATCACCTTTAGCAACTGGACCTGAAACCTTACATGGTACCCTTCCTGTCAATGCAATTGGGTGTCCATCTGCTTCTGCGTTCATTAAGTATGCTGGGTCTGTACTTACAACACCTGCAACTCTATGACATGAGTCTAGTTCACAAGCAACAACTTCTTGGTCTCCACCAAAGCAAACAACATCGCCTGGCTCTAAATCTGCAGGACCAGCATATCTTTCTGCTAAGTCAGCATATCTTGCCGCTGTTGCTGTTGCTGTAATAACACCTGCACTAAAGTTACCCGAACCATCTCTTGCTACCACTGTACTTGCAGTGTTTGCACTTGTTGCGTTAACGTTAAGTGTAACACTACCACTTGAACCACCACCTGTTAAGTAAGAACCTGCTGTAACACCTGTAATATCACCTGTTCCGCCAGTAACAACGTCTGTAACACGACCGTATGCGTCAATTGTGATACTGTCAATCTTAGTGCTGTTTGCTGTACTACCGTATGTAGCCGCACCTGCACCTGCTGTTGCTAGTGCAACTGTAACTGAACCACTTGAACCGCCACCTGTTAAACCAGTACCAGCAGTAACACCTGTGATGTCACCAACGTTAGTTGTAAAGCCTGCATCGTTATTAAAATCACTTAGTGTGATTTCTGAAATAAGTTTTCTGCTACTTGTACCATTATCTAATATAACAAGTTCGTCTTGAGAACCAACAACTGCCGCTGTCATATCCGGTAATTCGTTACCAGCAAATGCTAGTGAAACTGTACCTGATGTACCACCACCACTTATACCAGTACCTGCTGTAACACCTGTAATTAATCCAGTATCTGTTAAACTAATTGCACCAGTTGTACTGTTATATGTAATACCTGTTCCACCACTTAATAAGCCTCTAACATGTGAGTCGCTTAGTGCTAAACTAACACTACCACTTGCTCCACCACCTGTTAAACCGTTACCAGCACTTACGTTTGTGATGTCACCTACGTTAGTTGTATAACCAAATGCTTGTATTCTATCATTTACTGCCGCCGCTGTCATCAATACTGTGTCTGAATCACTAAATGCTTCTGAACCAGTTTGTATTGCGCCACCTGCAAATTGTGCTACTGTTAAGCCACTTACATTAAGTGTAACTGAACCACTTGATCCACCGCCACTTAAACCAGTACCTGCACTTACGTTTGTTATATCACCAACTGTTGTTGAGTAACCTTGACCAATAACAAAGTCATAAACAGCATCTGCTGTTGGTATTGCTGAACTACCGTTTGCAACTGCACCAGTGTTAACGTTAAGTGTAACACTACCACTTGAACCACCGCCTGTTAATCCTGTTCCTGCTGTAACACCTGTGATGTCACCAACATTACTTGTCCAACCTTGGTCGTTGTTGAAGTCACTTAGTGTGATTTCGCTAACAAGTTTTCTGCTACTTGTACCGTTATCAAGAATAACTAATTCGTCTGCTGAACCGTCAACTGCCGCAGTCATGTCTGGTAGTTCACTTAAATCAACATTAAGTGTAACTGCACCACTTGAACCGCCTCCTGAAAGACCTGTTCCTGCTGTAACTGCTGTAATATCACCTGGGCCTCTGCTGTATGAAATAACACCAGTTGAACTGTTGTATGATAAATCACCACTTACACTAATTGCACCACGTGCTCTTGCTGTAGTGTGGTAAAGGTTGCTTGAACCTTCTGATAAATCATCTGTATTAGCCGCCTCTATTCTAGCATCTGCTCTAGCATTTGTGAAGTATAAGTTTGAACCTTCTGCTAAATCGCCTGTGTCTTTAGAACTTAAATCTAAGTTTCCACCAACTTGTAATGCAATTCTTGCATCTGCTCTTGCATTAGTATAATATAGATTTGATCCTTCGCTTAGATCACCTGTATTAGCCGCCGCAATCTTTGTATCAAAGTTTGCATTACCACGTGCTGTTGTCCAGTAAAGGTTTGAACCTTCTGCTAAATCACCAGTGTCATGATTAGATAAACTTGAAACTGTACCTGTTACAGTACCTTCTAAGTTTGCAACCAATGTTCCTGTAGTAATACTTAATGCGCCTGTACTTGCGCCTGTGAATGCACCAGTACCTAATGTAAATTTGTCAGCACTTTCGTCCCAACCAATAAATGCATTATCACTAGAACCTCTTTCAAAAACAAGACCCATATCATTTGATGGTGTTCCTGTTGTGCCTGTGCCTAATTCAATTAATGCATCTTCAATTGTTGTGTTAGTTGAGCTTACAGTTGTTGTAGAACCGTTAACTGTTAACGAGCCTTGTACAAGTAAGTTGTTAAATTCAACGTTGTTGCTTGTACCAACTGCCTGGCCAATGCTGATTGTACCACTTGATATGGAAACACCAGTACCACCTGAGAAGTGAGCTCTTACTTCACTTGCACTTGGACCTGTGTAAGTAATAACACCTGATGTGCTATTGTATGCTAATGATCCATCACCACCTGCGTCTGTTGCACTAATTGCCGCTCTGGCTCTTGCTGTTGTATGGTATTGATTTGAACCTTCGCTTAAATCACCTGTATCAAATGGTGAAAGACTTACTGCTAAGTCAATTGTTCCATCTGAATCTTGATATGTTGCTGTAATGCCTGATTCTGTATTTGAACTAAACATTCCACCTGCAATATCTTGTACTCTTTCAGTAGTATGATATAAGTTTGTACCTTCTGCTAAATCACCTGTATCAAAATCTGACATGTTGACTGCAATGTCATCTGCGTTTACAGTAATACCTGTGCCAGCACCAATATTTAATGTTGCTGTACCTGAAGTTGCTCCTCCAGTTAAACCAGCACCTGCTGTAACACCTGTTACATAACCAGTGTCTGTTAAACTAATTGCACCAGTACTGCTATCGTAAGTAATACCTGTTCCGCCGCTTATTGCCGCTCTTACTCTTGCATCAGTATAATATAAGTTTGTTGAACCTTCGCCAACGTTATCTGTGTCAGCACCACTAAGTGCCGATACTGCTCTTGCGTTTGTGAAGTATAAATTTGTTGAGCCTTCTGTTAAGTCGTCTGTATCTTTAGAACCTAAGTTTAGATTTGCACCAACTTGTAATGCAATCCTTGCGTCTGCTCTTGCATCAGTGTAATATAAATTAGAACCTTCTGCTAAGTCTGCTGTACTTTCCGCCAAAGCATAGTAAGCACTACCGTTATTAGTGAATTCCCAATTATCATCAGTTTCGTTCCATCTAAACTGTACATCAGTAGCATCACCTCTGTCAACAATAAATCCAACGTTTTCAGTAGGGGATCCTGAAGTTCCGCTGTTTAATTCAACAAGGTTGTCTGCTATTGTTAATGCACTGCCTTCTGCGGCTAATGTACCACTAAATGTAGTGCTACCACTAAATGTTTTGTTACCTGCAACTGTTTGGTTGCCTGTTGTTCTTACAAGATCACTTGCCGCCGCAACTCTTGCGTCTGCTCTAGCATTTGTAAAGAATAAATTTGTTGAACCTTCAGTGATATCATCTGTGTCACCGCTTAGTTCGCTTAAATCATCAGCAGTATCAACTTGTGCATCAACGTATGCCTTAGTAGCCGCATCTTGAGCCGCTACTGGATCTGTTACGTTGTTAATGTGATTACTGTTAACATTAATGTTTGAAGCAAACTTAACACCACCACTTGATGTGATAGTTTTGTCTGCTGTTAAAACAACGTCTGTTTTTAATTGAATGTCACCACCTGATGTTAATTCAATATCACCAGTACCAGTTGTTAAAATGCTGATGTTTTGGTTTGTGTCAGCACTAACTTGAATAGTACCTGAACTATCTGAAAGTACTTGCTGACCGTTAACGTATAAAGATCCTGGACCTACATATACGTCTTTCCATACATTAGATGCACTACCTAAACTGTATGTATTATTTGCACTTGGTTCGAAGTTAGCCGCAAAACCTGTTCCACCTGCT